TAATACTCTTATAGCTTCAAATTATCTTTTAGCTCAAAAGGCTATAGAGCCAAAACATGTACAAGAAAATGTGTTTATATATGATAGACCAATAAAAGGACATGATTATGTAATGACAGTTGATACAGCAAAAGGAAGAGGCCAAGATTATTCAACTTTTACTATAATAGACGTAACAACTAATCCTTTTGAACAAGTGGCTACATTTAGAGATAATAATATATCGCCTATGCTTTTGCCAGATTTAATTTATAAATATGCTAAGACATATAATAGTGCTTATGTTATAATAGAATCAAATGATCAAGGAATGGTTGTATGTAATGGTTTATATTATGAACTTGAATATGAAAATATGTTTGTAGAATCTTCAGTCAAGAAAAATGCCATAGGAGCTACTATGACTAAGAGAGTTAAGCGTATAGGTTGTTCAACAATAAAAGATTTAATTGAAACAAAAAGATTACTTATAAAAGATGCGCAAACGATTATAGAATTAACTACTTTTGTTGCTAAGGGCGCTTCTTATCAAGCAGTAGGACCAAATCATGATGATTTAATGATGAATTTAGTTTTATTTGCTTGGTTTACTACTACTGATATATTTACAAGCATATCTGATATTGATATGAAAGATATGCTATATAGAGAACAACTTAAAGCAATACAAGACGATTTACTTCCATTTGGTTTTATTGAAGATGGTCGAGAAGAAAAATCTTTCAAGGATGAGGAAGGAAATGTTTGGTTTGAGCAAGAAACAAGGAAAACTGGACTTTGGTAGAGTTTTAATTCTTATAAATATATACGATTGAACATAATCTTATTATGGAAACACATTAACAAACCTTTTTGAGAGGATAAAGCGATGGCATTTCAAGTATCACCTGGAGTTCAAGTCCAGGAAATTGACGCTACTAGCGTTGTACCTGCCGTATCAACCAGTATTGGTGGATTCGCTGGGTCATTTAATTGGGGTCCGACTGAAGAAGTTACTACTGTTAGTTCTGAACAAGTTCTAGCTAGTAAATTCGGAACGCCTGACTCTAATACTTTTAAATACTTTCAAACTGCTGCGTCATTTTTAAAATATGGCAACGCGCTGAAAGTAGTCCGTGTTACATCTGGTCACCTTAACGGGTGCTCTGGTGGAACTGGACTTCTGGTTAAAAACGATATTCACTATCAATCAGTTGGAGCTGGTACTCTAACCTTTGGTACTTATGGATCTTGGGCTGCTAGGCATCCCGGAATCTTAGGCAATAGCCTAAAAGTATCTTGGGTTTCACAGGGTATTTCTACTTCCAATTATGCCGCATGGGCATATGATGGAGAATTCGATTCTGCACCAGGAACCTCGACTTATGCTACAAATTTAGGTAAAACTGCTAATGACGAGTTACATATCGTTGTGATAGACGAAGACGGAGCTTTCACCGGTACTGCTGGTACCGTACTAGAAAGATTCCCATTCGTTTCACAAGGATCTGATGCTAAGAAAGAAGATGGTACATCCAACTATTATGTTGATGTTATCAATCAATCTTCTGATTACATTCGTTGGATTAATCATCCAAGTGAACTCACAGATGCAGGAGACGCTATCTCAGCAACGGCCGCATATACAACTATTACAACAGTAAAAGATGTAAGTGTAGCTGGTGGTACTGATGATAACGCTCCAACAGTCGGAGAAATTGCTTTAGGTTACGACCTATTCGAAGATACCGATACTGTTGACGTTAACCTACTTTTTGCATATCCAGATGCAAATGGAGCTAACACTATTGCTAATGATCTAATCGCAATCGCCAACGTCCGTAAGGACTGTGTGGCTTTTGTTTCACCTCCTATAGAAGATACTGTTAACGCATCTTCTCCGGCTGCTGATGTTAAAACTTGGGCTGATACTCTCACTTCAAGTTCATATGCCTCAGCTGATTCTACTGCTCTTTATGTCTATGACAAATACAACGATCAATATCGTTGGATTGGAGCTGCAGGTCACATTGCTGGATTATGCGCTAACACGGACAACGTAGCCGATGCTTGGTTTTCACCAGCAGGAGTAAATCGTGGTCAACTTCTTGGTGTAACAAAACTTGCCTTTAACCCAGTTAAAGCAGATCGCGATACATTGTATAAAGCAAGAGTGAATCCAATTGTATCTTTACCAGGTCAAGGGACCTTACTGTTTGGAGATAAAACACTTTTATTTAAACCTTCAGCTTTCGATCGTATTAACGTACGTCGATTGTTTAATGTTTTAGAAAAAGCTATATCTACAGCAGCTAAGGCACAATTATTCGAATTTAACGACGAGTTTACTCGTGCACAATTCAGAAATATGATTGAACCGTTTCTAAGAGACGTTAAAGGGCGTAGAGGACTAACAGACTTTTTAGTTGTTTGCGATACTACTAACAATACGGGTCAAGTAATAGACACTAATAGCTTTGTAGCTGATATTTATATCAAACCTGCAAGATCTATTAACTTTATTACATTGAACTTCGTAGCAACAAGAACTGGCGTGGACTTCACAGAAATCGCTGGTACTACAGGGTAAGGGGGTAAATTATGGCTATTCTAGGTATAGACGATTTTAAATCGAAACTCACCGGTGGCGGCGCTCGTCCTAATTTATTTAAGGCGACATGTAACTTCCCAGGTTTTGCCCAAGGGGATGTAGAATTAACTTCTTTCTTATGTAAAGGAGTCTCCATTCCTGCTTCTACAATTGGTTCTTTCGAAGTACCATTTAGAGGCAGAAAACTTAATATAGCAGGAGATCGAACTTTCGCACCTATTTCACTCACAATCATCAATGAAAATACAGGTCTAGTTGATATGAACGACTATACTGCTGATATTGTTGTTGAACAGCTAGATAAGGCTGGCGAAGTAACCAAGAAATATGATTTTCGTGGTTGCTGGCCAACAAGCCTAGCTGAAATTGCGTTAAGCTATGACTCTTCCGATGCTATTGAAGAGTTCACTGTAGAGCTACAGGTTCAATATTGGGAATCTGACACCACTTCATAGGGTGTATAAATAAATATTAGAAGAGGGGAATTTTGTTCCCCTCGGATAATATAGGAATAAATTATGGCAGAATTTTTTGGTTTCGAAATAAAAAGAGCAGGGACAAAGAAACCAGTTAACGTATCTTTCGTCCCGGATACAGAAGCCGATGGCGCTGGTGTCATATCGACAGGCGGCCATTTTGGTGCGTATATTGACCTTGACGGTGATAAGGCCAAAAATGAAATTGATCTTATTATTAAGTATAGAGATATAGCTGCTCAACCAGAAACCGATGCTGCTATTGAAGATATTATTAATGAAAGCATTGTTGCTGATTATGATGAAGCACCTTGTAATATTGTATTAGATAAGTTAAAACTTTCAAGTGCAATTAAGAGTGCAATTAGAGATGAGTTCAATACAGTACTAAAATTAATAAATTTCAATCAATATGCTCACGATATATTTCGTAAATGGTATATTGATGGAAGATTACCATATCATGTAATTATTGATAAAAATAATCCTAAAGCTGGCATTAAAGAATTAAGATACATTGATCCAATTAAGCTTAGGAAAGTAAAAGAAATTGAGGAAAAAGAAGATCCTGAAACTGGCGCTAAATTAATAGTAAAAGTAGATGAGTATTTCATTTTCTCAGATGATAAGCTAACTACACATGGACAAGGCGTAAAAATCCATCCAGATTCTATTCTTTATTGTACTTCTGGGATGTTAGATCCATCACGAAAAAGAATATTATCTTATTTACATAAAGCAATAAAATCAGTCAATCAACTTCGCATGATGGAAGATTCTTTGGTTATCTACAGAATAAGTAGAGCACCAGAACGAAGAATATTTTATATCGATGTTGGTAACTTACCTAAAGGTAAGGCAGAAGAATATCTTCGTAACATCATGAATCAATATAGAAATAAATTAGTTTATGATGCTTCAACTGGAGATTTAAAAGACGAAAAGAAACATATGTCTATGTTAGAAGATTTTTTCTTACC